TTACAGACAGCAAGGGAAACAAGTTTAAGCCGGAAAGCTTTACGGCAAAAAGCCTTGAAGAAAAGATGAGTTCTCACTTCAACAAATTTAAAAAAATTGCTTCCCTTTCGATGAGGGATGTTGAAGCTATTGACCTTGAACAAACACATTATGGCGATATGTCTCCGGAAGATGAAGCCAAGTATAAAGCATACAGAAAAAGAATATTTGCTATTCCCATTCAGGGAAGCAGAAAAGCAAAAGATTACATTGTTATAAAAAAACTTGTAAACTCTGCTGTAAAATTTAATGGATATTTAGAAACAACTTATGAGTATTATGTCAAAGATCAAGATCCAGAATATTTTAATCAAATTGTTGTCTTGAAGGATGCTGTATCTTAATTTATTAAATATTTCGGTATATAAAAAAGAATGTTAAGGCGGACTATGACCTTGTTTATTACATCGGGAAAAAGGAATGAGCTTTTCCCAACACCTCTTAATGTAAAAACCAAAAGAAATCCGGGAAATATATATCGTTGATTTATGTTTAATTTTTTTGATATATACGATGAGTATTTTAACAAACGAAGTAAGATACGTGCTTGTAATTTAAAATAGCTCAGTAGCAATACTCTTATTTGGAGATAGATGAAAGTGGCAATTTTGTTCCTTTTTTCAGGGTCGGGAATCAATGATACGATTAGGTATGTTAAGTAGATGTTCATGGCAACCCCCTATGTTACATTGTTATACTCATACTATTAGTATAGACGATAATAGGAGTAAAGTCAAGTGAATTCACACATTAAATTATCGGAAAATGAAGATAAGGCTTTAGGGCAAATCGAGATAAACAACATATTCCCGGCTAAAAATTCAAATAAGATCAATGTAAATTTTACCTATACTCCTGAGTCCGGAAGATCTAAGGGTGAGATATGGAGCCTTTCCGATGAAGAATTAAAGGGATTGGGAACAGACGATTTAAAAAAACACTTGTATAATATATATCCCAAAGACGAAGAAGAAAGAGCAATTGCTTCCCTGGCTGTTTATTTAGATGATGAAGATATAGATTTTCCCTCTCTATTAAAAGAATATCAAGAAGGAAATCTTGATATAAATAGAGATAGAGACGGTGCGTATTCTATTGAATATGATGGCGAAGTGTATGTTGTAATCACAGATAAGAGTGCTGCCGACAGTCATTATGAAGATGCTCTTAAAGCTGATATCGAAGATAATCCAGAAGCATATAATTTAACTAATTATTTATACGTATCGGAAACAGACAGAAGGCTTATTGCTGGTGACGAAGCATCTAATATTGTTGATAATATGAGTGAGTCTGATATTATTGAAGAAGGCGGAGCAAGCGAATATGAAGAACTTGAAAGCGAATACGATGAAAAAATCGATCCGGTGCAAGAAAAAATTGAAGAACTAGAAGGACAATTAGTTGCAGTAGACGATGAAAATTCCGAATATATTTCCGGCATAGAAAATCAAATAACAGAATTACAAGGAAGTATAGAAACTCTTGAGCAAGAAAAATCAGGTGCGTTAGAGGGCTGGATTAATACAGCAAAAGAAGATATATCAGAAAGAATTTATGACGAGTGGTATGATGGTCTTAATGATCCTATTCGGTTTTTGGAGTATGAAAAGGGAATGTATGCAGTAGAAGATATACCAGGTCTTAATTTTGTTCAGGTTGATTATGACAAAGCCACCGAGGATATTTTTGGAAATGAGGGTCTTAAGTATTATATGGAAACGTATGATGGTGTTGATAATGTTGAAGAGGTTCCCAGGCACGGATGTTATATAGGTAAACGATGAAATATATAAAAAGCGAAAATATAGATCTCATAGAGAACGATCAAGAAATAATTGATCGCACTCAGAATATTCCCAACAATCGCCACAAGAATAAGTTCAGACCGAGCAAGATAAGAAAGCACGAATTTGATTGGCAGCGAGACGACTTAAATAAATGGCGTGGACCGGGCACCGACACCGATTATCAAGTTGGTTATCCCTCAAGTTCTGATGGAATAGATGAAGCCTGGAACGCTTCTAATAACAGCGATGTGGTTCAGATGGTTTCCGGCTCTGGGAAAGACACAATTATCGTACAGAAGGCAGATGGAGATCCCCAGGTCGGCGAGACAGGTCAGCTATACTTCCCTGAAGAAATGATAGGTAAATTGCCGGAGGGATATGATAAGACGAGAGTCTTATTGGAGGGATCGGGGGTAGAGCCAGCAGATATGCAAAACGCCATTAGCGGAAAATATGTTCCCGGTAGCTCTTCTGAATCTATTGCCAAAATACTCGATCTAAAATCCCAAGGAATTGTTTTTAAGTCTTTTGAAGAAAGGATAAAAGAGGGTGTTGAAAACGCTACTCATAATAAAAATTATATAGAAATTCTTGAAGAATTGGGATTAGATGAAAAAGTTTCACAATTAAAAGAAAGTATGTTGATAAATGAATATTACCTTAGAACCGATAGCGATCAACCGGATGAAAGTAGTGAAGATGGTTGTTCGGGAATTTCCGAGGGTGTTCCCTATTGGGATGAAGGCGTTGTTGAAGATGATTTTATAAATTATCTTAATGACGAGTCTCTACTTTATTGTGCGACAGGAGTCGATACCAATGTTGGTTATCCCGAAGGGTCTGTGGATTTTGAATCATATGGATTTAAAAATACAGAGAGGTATTCAAGTGGCGACATTGAATATCAAGTTGATGATACAGAACGGGAATATTTGTTAGAGGAAAACCCAATTGTCACTCTTAAAGATGATGATGATTTAGAATTTCAAATACCAATAAAAATGTTAGAAGGAACAGACGTTTTTAAAGATGATTATGCATATTGGAGTGCAAATACCGATCAAAAATATTTTTCCTATGAAAAAGATATAAAACAATTATATAAAGATTCGCCCGATAGTTTTACAGACGCATTGTCGGAATCCAAACTTTCTAAATACGAAAAGATGGGTTTTTTAAACAAACTGGGAATTGAGTTTAAATATAAAGTTGAAATAGCCAACTTTGGCAGAGAGGGTGATCTTGTTACTGTTGATTTCCGCATAAAAACACCATTTGAAGAAGCAAAGAGTATTTATAGCTTTGATCCGAAAGAAGCGGAGAATTTAAAAACATATGATGATTTTCTCAAAGAATGTTTCAAAATGTATTTGGAACAGATTATTGGTCGTGGTGAGTTTGAGGATCGAGAAGAAGAATTTATGGGCAGGATGGAGAAAATGGCAAAGCGGAAAAAAACAAGGAAAGTTTTGGACAAGGTTATTATTAAAAAATATGATGATTTTTCTGAGAGCCAGGACAACCAAGAAACAGAAAATGCCAACGATGATTTCAGAACAATGCAGGGAAGATAATAAGGATAATATAATGGATAGTTTTCAGATAGCTTTTTTTAGTGATAAGGGCGTTCAGATGTCTAACCTGATACGCAATATGATTTTAACAATTGATGAAGCCGAACACGTTTGTGAACTTGATGATGATAAAACCCAGCAATCATTGGACGAGATTAAGGTAAAAATTATTTCATTGCAAGAAAGCATAATCGGATACATCCGTAATGTTGAAAATATGCAAATGGATGTTTATAGAAATCTAAATCAAGGAAATGAAAATGAGTAAAATATTAGAACTTCCCGGAAGGCGTTCCTCAATGCCAGAGTTGGATTATGTTAAATTGGCACAGGTTGAAATTACTGCCGAAAGAACAGAAGAGATTTTTACAAAAGAAGCCTTTAGTCTCCGTGAAATAAATCAAGATGTTGTCAATGCGTTTCTTGATAAACAGGAAGCCCACGGTGGTCGCAAAGATGGCGGTGTTAGACAATGGAACTCGGACGGCAACAGTTTATATTATTATAATTCAAAGGTCGCTTGGCATAATGACGATGGTGGTATAACTCTTTCTGATGCCGGATGGAAAACGCAAACTACCTCCACACTTATTGACGGAGTAATTGCTTTAATGCGGAGCCGTGGTCTTACAAATTTGAATGGGATAAGAAAGGAAAAGGGTGATTGGTATTTGACGGATTCTGAAGGAAAGATATACCCGTGGAATGGACAGGTTGAAATAAAGAGCGATGGAACCATTGATCAAGAATCAACCAGCTCGGACGAATTTGAGGAATCGGTTAAGGAAAAGTCAAGAAGTATCTCTTCTCAAGTACGCAAAGATGTCAATGCCATAATGAGTAAAATATTAGAAGAAAAGGAATTTGGTGTTTCTTTAGACATACTAGATGAAAATGTGTACGGAGAAGAAATAGCAGAGATGAATTTACCTGATTTTTTGTATGAATATTATGAAAGAAAGGGATACGGAAACCCCGGATATATAATGAGGGGCATGGAAAGAGTTGTTGAGCCACCGAGAGAAGTTCAGGAAATTACAAACATAGCATCAGAAGGTGGAGATAACATATCTGTTTCTTATTCTTATGAGGGTCGTGGTGGAACAGATGAAGCTACCGAAGTATTTCAATTAGATCCGGGAACATCTGTTGATGATTTAAAAAGAATTATTGGTGAAAAAGAAAGGCTCAAAGAGGATACTATAAAAGAAATTAAGCTAGAGACTAAAAAAGCATTGCGTGAACACATAAAGAGAAAAATGTACGAAGAACAATCCGGTAAAGAATATGAGGTAATCCGATAGTTTTTTTTCGGAAAAGTTCATATTTTATATATAAGAAAGGAAATATTTTAAAATTTTCTATGAGTAAACTTATAACTTCTGATTTGGGATCACATTGGTCTGATCTTAAAAAAAGCCAAATGAATCTTCCGAGTTCGGGAGATGCTACTTACGAACCCAAAATAGCAACAAATCAGTTATTAAAATCCGCATCGGTAGTTACGACTACTCAGGCTCCAAGTTATTATCATCCCCTTTACGAGCCGACAAATCTTCAACTACCGACTAAGTTGCGTGAAATAAATCAGTGGGCGAGATACTTCTTTAGAAGTGACCCATTGGTACACAACGCTATATCGCTTCATTCTGAATTTCCGATAACGGGATTTAGAAATATTTGCGAAGATAGTGCAGTACAAGCGTTCTTTGACAATTTAGCTTTTGATGTTCTAAAGCTTCCACAGTTTTTATCTTTCTTTTCGTTAGAATACAACAAGCTAGGCAATGTGTTCCCTATGGGTACGTGGGATGATTCAAAGGGACACTGGTCAAGATTTATCACTCTCAATCCTGATTATGTCGAGATTGAGAAAAATGTGTTTGCCGATGAGCCTATTCTTAGGCTTGACCCTGACGATTCTCTTAAAAAAATCGTTCAGAATAGGGCACCGGCTAATATTTATGATAACCTCGACCCAAAAATTATAGAATATGTCAGCAAGGGAAAGAAAGTCCCTCTGAGTAATTTTGTAATTGAAATTGCGAATGGTAACAAGGTCGTTGACCAGGTTAACGTTCCGCAAGTAACGCACATTGCAAACAACAGTTCTATGTATGAAGCATACGGATTGCCATTTTTCTTCTGTGTCTTTAAAGCACTTATGTACAAAGACATACTTCGCAGGGCACAATTTTCAATTGCTCGTAGGCATTGGAAACCTGTAAAGGTTGTTAAGGTTGGAGATGAAACACATCACGCTTCCAACGACACACTTAACAATGTTAGGGAAGCAATTGATGCCGCATCGCAAGACCCTAGTTCTTGGTTTATTTGGCACAATTACATCAGCTTTGATTACGCTGCGAGTGCCGGACACGTTATGCCACTTAACGCTGAATACGAGTGGGTGAACAAAGAATTATTTGCGGGTCTGGGAATTAACGAAGCGATAATGACAGGCGGTGGCGTTACTTTCGCAAACGCTTCTGTCGCTTTGAGAATCCTTATAAATAAGTACAAGCGATTTCAGAAAAAATTATCTAACTGGATAATAGAATATGTCTATAAACCGGTTGCCAAAGTGCAGCAGTTTTATAAAATTGACAAGGACACTGGAAAGCAAGAACTCGTTTACCCACAAATTGAATGGGAAATGATGAGATTGCAAGATGATGCACAGCAAAAAACATTGTATCAAAGTCTGCAAAAACAAGGACTCATATCAAAGAAAACTTTTCTTACCTATCTTGGTCTTGATTACGAGAAAGAGAAAGACATGGTAACACAAGAAAAAGAAGAAGATTTAAGGACCAACAAGGACTTGAAGAAAAAGCAAAAAGAGATTCAGGACAAGCCAACGGATGTTGCTCCTGGTGGCGGTGCCCCAGGCGAAGCCCCCGGAGGTATGCCGGAACTTGGTGCCCCTCCAATTGGAGGAGATATGGGAATGCCGGATGTTGGAATGCCGCCAATTGGAGAAGAACTTCCTATGGGTGGCGGAATGCCCGGTGAAATGGCAACAGGCGAAGAAGCCGTGGAGATATAGAATGGGTTTTTTAAAGACCGGAATTATTAACAAAGACACTCAAGTAACAAAGATTGAAACTGAAGAGGAACTTGAGAAATTTGCAAAGCGTGGTCAAGAGCAGATTGAAAAAGCTTCTGACCAGGCAGTAAAAGAAAATATTGAAAAGGATAAATAATGGAAGGATTTATTAAATATGCTAGTTGGGGCGACCCAATCCAAGTATACCAAGAAAAAAGTAAATCTAATATTAAAATAGCAAGTTCTAAATCATTCGGAGATAAGTCTGGTTTTACTGAAAAATATGCACAGCACATTGAACAATATGTAAAAGCTGTTGAGCAAACTAAATTTGCAAATAACCAATTCAGTAAAATTGGTGATTACGATCCCGAATTTCATTATTATCGTGTCATATCTGTTCACGGTGATGCTCCCAATGATAATGGGGATATGTTTCGATGGGGATCGATAAGTAATCCCGAATCACCGGAACTTGTTCGCTTTGAACCGTCTCTCGGACGATATGTGTATCAAACATTTATCGGTCGTGGTAATTTTAAAAATCATGCAAATGACGATGTGTCATTGGCGGTTGGGGTTAACCTTGATGCTATTGCAAATGAGAAGGGTAGATTTATTGAAAATCTTCTTGCCGTAGACTCAAAAAAAGATCCTGATCTTGTGCGTTCTATTGATAAGGGTTATATAAACGCAGTAAGTATGGGTGCCAGGGTTGCATATAGTATTTGTTCTATCTGTGACCATGTGGCACATAATGAATTTGAATATTGTGACCATATTAAAAATAACAAAGGTGGTCAGGTTTATGCAGATGGTAAGTTCCACGATGTATACGAAGATAACCGTGGAGTCAATTTTATTGAGCTTTCATGGGTTACTGTCCCTGCTGACCGGAATGCATTGCTTTTAGAAAAAGTAGCAAATCATATTAACGAAGATGCAACGGAAGCTGTTTCAACTTTACTTGCAATATATGGCGAGAAGAAAACTAATAAAATATTAGATTATATCACAAAAATGTAAAGGAGATTGATATGGATCGCATTACACGAGAAGGTACTGATGTTGGTCGGTCGGAAGACGAAATAGAAATGTCGAAGGTTGCACGTAGCATGCCATCTAGTAATGGAAAGGCTATAAGCCCACAAGAGATGGTTTCAATTATGTCTGCACGAGACAACCCGAATGCAGGAATAACAGGTCAGAAAACAGCTATTGCAAATTCAAATACAGGAGAGGAAATCATGGAATCCCCAGAAGTTTCATTTGGCGTTGATAAAGTATCCGCCATTGTCGAAAAGGCAAAAGAAAGGTTGGCTACAGTAAGCACTAAAGAAGGTACAAATGTTGAAGCCGCACAGAAGAACCAGCGGTACAAACCGGATGAAGACACCGGTCGTAAGCATGATGATGGTGAAGCGACAAAGGATAATTATTTTGACGATTATTCTAAAGGTCGTGATTACATCAAAAAGCTTAAAGCCAATTTTCAATTGAAACTGAAAAAGATTTCTTCTATGTTGGGTTCTGTTGGTGGTTTTGAAAAATCAGCAGCCAAAACAATTACTGAAATTACCCAGGAAATCAAATCTCTTTATCCCGATAAACCGGATGAAGAAATTTCAAAAATTTCTGAACAGAAGTTTAACGAACAGGCAGGACAGAGTGGCGTTGAAACGACTGAGCCACAGACACCCCCGGTTGGGCAGGCTGTTTCTGCACGACTTAAAGTTCTTGGGGCAAGGGTTCGCCGTGCTTTGAAAACCGCAATGTCGGTTGAAGAAGATGTTCGTATGAAAAAAGTAAAATATCCGGCAGAAAAAGATCTTGGTCGTGACTTTGATCAGAAAGATGTTAAGGATCGTTATATGGGAGATAGCTCAAATCCCCTTAATAAAAGCCTTGAAAAAATGTGGTCGCTTAATAAGAATATTAAAACAGCCAGGGACAAAGATATGGAAATCAAGATTCCTGATGAGAAAGAAATGGGCGGAAACGATATGGAAAAACTTCCGTTTGACAAGAAAGAAAAAGATGGTATCCCGGCAGATGCTCCCAAGAAAGAACAGCCTGTTGATGAAAAAGCAATTAAAGAACTTAATGATGTTATAAAATCTCTTGAGAAAGCCGATGAAGATTTTGGCGAAGAAATCAAGAAGATTGAAAAAGCCATTGAAGTTATTGAAGACGAAAAGGACGGGAAAGACGGGAAAGACGGCAAGCCTAAAAAGAAAGAAATAAAGAAAGACAAGAAAGATAAAGACGATGAAGGTTCCGATATCGGCGAAATGGGTCTTCCTAAAAAAGATCCTAAACCAAATCCGGATCTTAAAGATGTCGTTGAAATAAACACCGAAGTTAAGCCTTTAGGTGCTCCGCCCAAAGCAATGCTGTATTCCGGAAGCAAAAAGAAAACAGCAAAGCAGACATCTAAGGCAATGTATGATATGAATGCCCCTGATGATTCAACTTTTCCGGACGATACTTGGGAAAAAGATCAAGAAAACAAATCATCTGGCGACCTTGCTTTTTTCGACAGTATGATTTCGTCAGGTCTTAAAAACAATAAATCAGATTTGTCTATTGATGATATTAAATCTCAATTAGACCCGGATGCCCCGATTTTTGAAAATATACAAAAAATTGAAAGCCTGATTGGTGGTAAAATTGGCAATGCGGAAGAATCAGAATATGGTGAAGGTGAAGAGGTGGTTCCTGGTTATGATGAAGGCTACGAACAGACGGGAGATGAAGAGTCCGAAGGGCTTTTGGCTTCTTTTGTACGGAAACCTACTAAGCTTGCTTCTTATTGGGAAGTAAAAGACGGTAGCGGAGAAATTATAATTAAAGCTTCTTGTTCTGATATTTACGGCAAGAAAACTTTTGAAAATTGGGATTGGGTTGCTTCCGAACAATATGGACGTACTCTTTGTGCTCGTATACGTAAAGATGGTCCTGTTAAAGTTGCTCGTATTCTCGGAACAAATGCGAATATGACAAAGGTTGCAGAGGTCATTGAAAAACAAGCAAAGGGCAGCAAACAACCAGCACTTCAGAAAAAGCTTGATGAAAGTAAGTATTACAACGAACTTTATCCGAAAGATTATGCAAGTAAGCTGACGAAGAAATATAAAAAAGCTTCTGTTGAAAAATCTAAAAAACTTTCCGGAGCCGAAGAAGAATTGAAGATGGCTCATAAAGAAAACGAACTTCTCAAACAAAAGCTTGCTAGTACCGAGGAAGAAAAAGAGAAGGAAATTAAAGAAAAAGAAAAAGAAAAGAAAGCAAAAGAACAGAAAGAAAAAGAAAAGAAAGCAATGGAGCAGAACAACCGGCTCAGAATACGTGCCAATAAATCCATTGCTCTTTCAAATAGAATGGTTGACAAAGGTATTATTACCGCAGAAACAAAAGATAAAACAATCGACCGTCTGATGCTCCTTGACGATCTCTCCTTCTCTATGGAAGAAGAGATTACAAACAACAAGGAATCTGTTGCAAGTGCTATTGCAGAAAACGGAAAAGGCAATAAGCTTATTCGCACGGGCGGACTTAAAAACGGCATTAACATCGTAGCAAGTGGCGATGCAAAAAGTGGTTCTCATGATGAGCTTGAAGCCATTTGGAATACACCCGAAGCTCATAAAGAATAACTAAAATTCAAACATAACGTTTTTATGGAGGAATCATTATGTTAAAACCTGTACAAGAACCGTACAATGGTCCTGTTAGCCTTCCTCTTGCGGCTTCGCTTGAAGCTCTTGCTACTCAAGCAGCTCGCAACACAGGTGCTACAGACCTAAACTCACCATATGGCTATGGTGATTCTGTCGGATTCGTTGCTGGTCAGATCGTAAAGATCACAGGCGAATCTAGTGTAACTGTTGTTGACCTTCCGTCATCTACCGGAGACGATCCTTATGGCATGTTAGCCGATGGATTTATCGACACCCTGAAGTCAGGGAAAGCATCAGTTTATCCGCTGTCTTTTGGCGGAACGTTTAAAGTCAAAGAATGCTACGATGTAGCACAGACTTATACCGTTGGTACAAAGCTCACTTTTATCCCATCCGGCACCAATGCTGGCAAGCTTACTCCTGCATCTGTTTACGGTACACAATTTATCGTAGCTCGTGTAACTGAAGCCCCCGCAAGTGCTGCTGATGATGATGAAATGGAAATTGAGCTACTGTACCAGGTAGAAGTGTAAGAGGAGGATGCTGATATGGCTAATGATTTGACTGTACAAGAAAAAGAAGCTCTTATTGAGCGTGCTCTCGAAACACAAGATGGTCGTGTTGCTCTCGCCGCTTCCATGGCTAACCCCATCCGTATCACTCTCGATTATCAGAGTGTCGGTCGGAAACTGCTCGTAACTGATCCGCTTCCCCAGGGTGCTCTTCCCATCTATGATAAAGATGTGAAAGTTCCTGCGGTAGTTGTTTCAAAACGTGGTCGTGTGCCTGACGATGTAATTGAAGGTGAACGTGTAACTGTTCCCATGTTTGAAATTGCATCTTATCCGCAAGTCCGCTTTTCACAAGCTAAAGCTCGCCGGTTCAATCTGATTGACCGTTCACAACAAAGAGCCAAGCTTGACCTGATGGCTATTGAAGATCAGAATATCTTTAATGCTATCGAAGCCGGTTCTGAAATTTCAAATACCGGTATCGCCGCTACGAATGCACTCTCTCGGACAGCTATGCTTAGTGCCCTTGCAGAAATCGGAAAATGGGATCTCGTTCCCGCAAAATTTGTCATGAATTATTCAGAGTATGTAGATATTCTGAAGTTCAATGGCGAAACTGACTTTGACCCCGTAACTCAGCGTGAAATTCTGCAAACCGGTCTGGTTGGACATCTTTGGACTACGGACATTCTTGTATCCAAAATGATCCCCCGTGGTACCGTTTATTGCCTTGCTGAACCTGAATTTGTCGGTGTTATTCCTATCCGCCAGGATATCAATGTTATACCGGCAGACAAACCTTCTAAGCTTCGGCTTGGTTGGGTTGTTTACGAAGAACTGGGTGTTGGTGTTGTGAATACTCGTTCTCTGGCAAAGATTAGCGTTTCCGGCAAATCATCTTTTACTCCGTGGTTTCTTACTGACACGGTTGGCGAAGGTGTTTACGGTCCGAATTCCTAATTGACTTAAACTAAAATTTGAAATATAATAAGGGTATGGGGGGATTAAGTTCTCCCCGCCCCTTATTATTTTAAAAACCCAAACAGGAGAAAAACATTATGTTAATTCAAAACGTTTCAGCAAACCCCGAAAACAAAGCCCTGGGCAAAAAGCCTAAAGTACTCATCATTCAAAGTTTAAAAAATCGTCCCGAAGATCCGGAAATCACACTCGGTCTTGGACAGATTGTTGACACATCTTTGTATATTCCTCATCCGGATGAAAAAATTAAAAACAATCCTGAATTAAAGTTTCTCGAAAGAGAAGGGTTAATCAAATTCCTCACAGAATATCCCAAGGAACCATCAAAAGAAGAGAAAGCAAAGATTAGTGTAGCCAAGGCTGAAAATGAAAATAAAGACAAACTTAGCGACATAAAATCTTCTTCAAGTCTCACTTTTCTTGAAGACATTATTGATAACTCAGATGATGTAAATGAAGTAAGAGCTGCGATGATTCGTCTACAGCAAATTGATGGCGATATGATTGAGAATCCGGAAATAAAACAAAACAATCCTATCATATAAAAATGTTGATTAAGTGCATAATCGCTGGAACACTTGATCTCACTTCTCTTGGACTTGCTCTGCACGGCGGACAAGTTGTTGACCTGAGAACTCTATTCGGTCCGGAACAAATAAACAGAGAATTACGCCAACCGGACGGCTGCATATATCAAGCCTATAGCAAGGGCTGGATAAGAGATGTGAGGATTGGCTCAAGTGAACACGGTGAATTTCTTCAAAATTTACAAATAGAGAATAATATAAAAATAAAAGAAGAAATTAAAAAAAATTCTCGAAAAATAATGATATCTTATTTTAAAAAGAAACCACGAGAAAGGGTTTCTTTTATAAATAGTCTCAACTTTTCTTATTATGATTTTCTCCAGGAATTAAAAGAAGCTGAAAATGACGAAAACATTATCTATGAAATATATAGAAAAATGGGTGAGTTTTCAGAAAAGAAAATTCAAGAAGGATTCGTGTTGATTTAAAAGGAGAAACTATGAAAAAATACAGAAAGAAACCGGTAGTAATTGAAGCGGTACAATTTACAGGGAAGAATGATGTGGAAGTAAATGAGTTTGCGGGACTCAAGATTGCAGAAGGAACACACTGCAACATCCATACGCTGGAAGGTGATCATATTGCAAGCGTAAACGACTTCATCATAAGGGGAGTCTCTGGCGAGTTATATCCCTGCAAGCCCGACATCTTTTCATTAACATACGAGGAAGTTGAATAATTGGAGAACAATTTATAATAACAATACACAAAACAGTAAAAGAGATTATTGACAACAACGAAGAATGTCCATTTCCACTTAGGGTTATCCCTAATCACATGGGCATTAATCTGTGTAGTGTAGATTCAATAGCATGGCAGAAGCAAGATGATGGGCAACTCACAAACTTAACAATTTATTTTAAGCCTGCTAAAAAGTAAGAATGTAGAATAAATATTTTAAAGATAGACTGCCCATTTATCTTTTGTAACACCGGAGTTCTAAAGTGAAGTTTTATTGTGAAAAATGTAATAAATTACTTGGCGAAATGAATAAAGGAAAAATCAAAAAGGACTCTGTTTTAATCTGTAAGAAATGCTATAATAAAATAAAATTAAAAGAAGATGCCGACAGATTATCTAATTCTACAGGATATGAAAAAAATTCTACAGGATATGAAAAAAATCCTTTACCGGGTGAATTTAAAGATATATTCAGTAAATTCAGAAAATGAGACGTTTATGAGACGATTGGAGATAAACATATGAGTCAACCAGAAGTTATATGGCATTCGCCAGGGTATGATCCGTCCGGGTATGCTTCTTGTGCGAGAGATTATATGCTTTCTCTTGATAAAGCCGGGGCAAAGGTGAGATTTGAGCCTGTTTCGTTCTGGTCGCCCATATCCGCCCCTGCAACGTCAGGAGACACGTACAAGAGACTAAAAGAGCTTGAGAATACCCAAGTGTCTCCGGACTGTCCTCATGTCACCCACATGGTTCCTGACCTGTACAGGAGAAGAACTGATCGGCATAAACCAGTAGGTTATACTGTTTTTGAGACTGATTCCGTACCGGCAGGGTGGCTTCCTAAAATGGAATTAATGGATCATATTTGGGTTCCCTGCAAGTTTAATCGTGATACTTTTTCAAAAGCCGGTTACGACAAAGATAAAATACGTGTTATCCCACATATCGTGCCAACAGAACAATATGATCCAGACAAGCACGAACCAATGGAGATACCGATAAAAAAAGACTTTTATTTCTTAACCATAATGGACGTAACTCACCGAAAGGGTTGGGACGTTCTGCTCCGTGCTTATTTTCGTGAATTTAAAAATCAAAATGATGTTGGTCTTATTTTCAAAGGATATTTTGGTGGTGTTGCGGAAAACCAAAAAAGAAAGCTGGTACAAAGACTTCGATCATTTAGAGATGAACTTAAAATTAAAAATCCTCCGGATATGATATTTTTTGGAGACATTATTGACGAAAGGGATTTGCCGAGACTTTATAAGGCAGCGAATTGTTATGTGCTTCCTCACCGGGGCGAAGGATGGTCACTTTCCTGTTCAGAAGCAATGTCAATGGAGGTTCCAACTATAGCAACAGGATGGAGCGGGAATCTTGAGTTTATGAACGAAGACAATTCTTATTTGATTGACGTTCTTGAGTTTCGAGAAATAGATAATGAAATGACCAAGATTACTCCGAACTATAAAGGGCAAAAATGGGCAGAGCCAAGTGAAGCACATTTAAGACAGCTCATGAGACGGGTATACACAAATCATAGTGAAGCCAAAAGAAAAGCAAAAATAGCAAGACAGGAACTCGTAAAAAATTTCTCTTGGGAACCGGTTACTAAATGTATTAAAAATGCCTTGGCGGAATTACAATGAAAAAACCTAAAGGAGCAGTAAAATGTTAAAAAATTCAGCAGTCTGTATTCTGGCTTACAACAGGGTCGATTATATCAAACAACTTGTTCAGTTTGTTGAAAGAACCGAAGAAAAGGATGTTTATCCGTTTTATTTTTTTGTAGACGGTGGAGACAAAAATGCCCAAGTTGAAATCGCAAAGATAGTTGATAACAGCAGCATAAAAGAAAAGGCTTGCATATTCCGTGATACGAACATTGGATGTGGAAGAAACCATATTGAAGCAAAGGTTCAGCTTTTTGAAAAATATGATGGTCTTTTTGTATTGGAAGACGACCTGATTATTTCAAAAAATTTCTTCAAGGTCCTTGAAAATTTATGGAATTGGTCTGGTAGACTTTACAACAACATTGGTGTTGTCCAGGCTTATCAAGGATTGGTTAACGACAGAGAATGGAAGATGGCAAGGCT